CAAGGACGCGGTAATCCGCGGCTACCAGCCCCCGCCCTGCCCTATCGGCTGGCTGGAATACATCCACAAGGCTGGGCGGCTGGAAATCGTGTGTCACCTGGAATGCGAAGCCGGCGAACGGGGAATTGACGGCCCCGACATTGCGCCATCAGCAACGCTTGTGTCTGCATACATCCGAGGCGCAGAGGTATCGGAATACCTCGACGCCGACATCATCAAACTGATCGAAATCAAGGCTGCGGCCACGCTGGAGGACTGACATGCACACAGCAGCAAAACTCACAAAATTGGTAGTGGACTTCGGGCTTGTCTGCCTCGTAGTCGTGGCCCTGGTGTACACGCTGGGTGCGCTGGGCGGGGTGCTGGATGGGCCTGACGATATCCAGGCTGCGCAGGACACCGAGGCGGCGCTTCAGGACGCACTCACGCAGGCCCAGGCAGAGCGGCCTGATCTGTGGAACGACGAGCGTGTGGCTCGTGGCCGGGTGGCTGCTGGGCTGGTGACTCGGGGGGTGATGCCATGAGCCGCCCCTACACCGCCACCCTGGCCGCTGCTCTCTTCTTCGCTGCTGGCCTTGCTGCTGGCGCAATCTATTCTTTTATTTGAGAACACCATGACTGACACCACAGAGCTAAGCCTGTTGCCGCCCAAAGAATCGGCGCTGCAGGTCTACACCGCCACACAGGGCCTCGACCCTTACCTTGCCAAGATCAAGGAAGAACTCGACGCTTTCGTGCCTGACGTGTCCACCAAGAAGGGGCGCGACGCCATCGCTTCGATTGCCTACAAGGTCGCCAAGGGCAAGACGGCGCTGGACAACATCGGCAAAGACCTGGTGGCCGAACTGAAGGACGTGCCCAAGAAGATCGATGCCGAGCGCAAGCGCATGCGTGATCTGCTGGATCAATGGAAAGACGAGGTGCGGGCGCCGCTCACGGCGTGGGAAGAAGCCGAAGAAGCGCGGCAGGCACGACACAAGGCGGGGATTGAGTGGTTCCAGCTGCGCGCTAAGGAGCTCCACGACCTGGACCTGCAGGAGCTGCGCGCCAGCCTCGCAGAGGTGGAAGGCAAGGCGGTGGACCAGAGCTGGGAGGAATTCGAGGCCGAAGCCCACCGCGCCAAGGCGAAGGCCGTGGAAGCACTGGCTGCTGCAGTCGCTGCCCGTGAGAAGCACGAAGCCGAGCAAGCCGAACTCGCCAAGCTGCGCGCCGAGGCTGCCGCCCGAGAACAGAAAGACCGCGAAGAGCGCATTGCCCGCGAAGCCGCAGAGCGCGCCCAGCGTGAAGCCGAGGCCAAGGCCCAAGCCGAGCGCGAAGCCGCCATCAAGCGCGAGGCAGAAGCCGCAGCCGCTGCAGAGCGCCGCGAGCTGGAACTGAAGTTGGCAGCGGAGCGCGCTGAACGCGAGAAGGCCGAGGCCATCCAGCGCGAGCAGCAGGCCAAGTCGGACGCCGAACGCCGCGAAGCCGAAGCGGTTGCAGCTGAGCAGCGCCGCGTGGCTGCAGTAGCCGCCGAGGAAGCCAGGGAGGCCAAGCGCCGCGAAGCAGACAAGGCCCACAAGACCGCCGTCAACCGTGCCGCGCTGGACGCCTTCATGAAAGGCGGGCTCAGCGAGGAATGCGCCAAGACGGCAGTGACCCTCATTGCAAAGAAGGCCATCCCGGCCGTGTCGATCGCCTACTGAAGGAAGACCATGAACGCAACAACTACTGCGGAAGCTGCAGTGCTTGACCTGGAGCCCATTGAGCGAACTGCCCAGCCGCTTGCCATACAAGGAACTGGCGCAATCGCGGCGAACTCACCGGCCGCCATGATGATGCAGGCCATGTCGCAGGGCGCCGACTTGGCCCAGATCGAAAAGATGATGGACCTGCAGGACCGTTGGGAGCGAAAGGAAGCCGAGAAGGCCTACAACGCGGCCTTTGCGGCATTCAAGGCCGAGGCCGTGCGCATCGTCAAGGGGCGCAAAGTCACGGACGGCCCGCTGCGCGGCAAGGAGTACGCAGAACTGCATGACGTGGTGGACGCCGTGACCCCGGCCCTCTCCCGGCATGGCCTCAGCACTGCCTGGAAGCTGACGCGCGACGAAAAGGATTGGCTCGAAGTCACCTGCACACTGAAACACACCAGCGGCCACAGCGAGACGGTCAGCATGGGCGGGCCACCTGACGCCGGGGGCGCGAAGAACGCCTTGCAGGCGCGTGCCAGCACAAAGAGCTACCTCGAACGCTACACGCTCAAAGCGATCTGTGGCGTAGCAGAAGGCGGCGACGACACGGACGGTAACCCGCCACCCGCCACCGTGCCACTGGGGTTGCTGTCAGCGGCACGCGATGCCGCGATGGGCGGATGGGGCGCGCTGAGCAAGCACATCAAAGAACTCACCCCGGCTGACCGCACCCTGCTGGAGCCCGCAAGCCACGAGCTCAAAAAGGCCGCGAAGGCCGCAGATGCACAGAAAGGCGCGCAATGATCCACCACACGCACGAACAGGGCAGCGAGGCCTGGCTGGCCGTCCGCAAGGGCTGCATTACGGGCTCTCGCTTCAAAGATGCCCGCGACAAGCTCAAGGGCGGGCAGCCGTCAAAGGCCTGTATCAGCTACGCGATGGACGTGGCCCGCGAACGACTGGGCGGCGATGCCCCGGCGAAATTCCAAAACGCAGCCATGCGCATGGGTTCAGAGCAGGAAGAAGTAGCCCGCCGGATGTACGAAAGCCGCACCGGGAACCTGGTCGAAGAAGTTGGATTCTTCACGACAGAAGACACCTGTTTCGGGCTCAGTCCAGACGGCCTGATTGACAACGACGGCGTTCTCGAAATCAAAACCATGGTGGGCAGTGAAACGCTGTTCACCGCCGTGGCAAACGGTGACGTTTCCGCCTACATGGATCAGTGCCTTGGCTACCTCTGGCTGCTGGGGCGGCAGTGGGTTGACCTGGTGCTGTGGGCACCGGATTTTGGGCACATGGTGATTCACCGCATCACCCGCGACGAAGACGCCATAGAGGCGCTGGAAGCCGACCTGCTGGCGTTTGCCAAGCTGGTTCAAACCTACGAGGACACGCTGCGCACCGCGCTGGCATCCAACGACGACCAGGCCAAACAGGCCGCTTGAAAGAAAAAACATGGCACAACTCACAGGACTTTTCACCATTGGCCGCGATGCAGAGACACGCACAACGAACACCGGGACGGTGGTGGTAAATGTGGCCGTGGCCTACAACTACGGCCGGAAAGATGCCGACAACAAAAAGCCTTCCCAGTGGGTGCGCGTTGCAATGTTTGGCAAACAAGCCGAAGCACTCGCGCCCCACCTTTTGAAGGGCAAACAGGTGTCGCTGGTCATCCGTGATCTGCACATTGCCACATTCCAGAAACAGGACGGTAGCACGGGCACTTCGCTGGAAGGCGTTGCGGACTTTGACGACTTCGCGCGGGGGCCGAAGCAGGAGGGGCAGGCACCAGCCTCTGCGCCACGTCCAGCCCCACCGACTGCGCCGCGTAGCGGGTTCGATGACCTCGATGACGTGCCGTTCTGACGCATGAAAAAGACCAGCAAGTACTCCCGCAAGCGCCTGCACTCAAAAACTGAGTACAACGGCGCAGCATGGATGAACACCATCAACGGCGTGCGCTCTTACGACGAAGCGCCGCCGCCCGGTTTCGGTGACACGAAAGCAGCGGCAGACAAAGCCGAAGTGATTGTCCGCACTGCCCTGCAATCGCTACTCGACTGCACCGCCCCGGATGACCCGGAACGTGCATATGGCCTACTCGCCCACGCGCTGGGTGTGACGGTCATACGTGCCCTGCAAATCCAGCCGCACGACAACCCAATGTTGCCGATTCTGCAAGCCGGGAATATGGCCGTTGAGCGGTCGATTGAACGCTACGAAAAAACAGGCGCGTGGGGGCTGGACGGGCCAGGCCGCGCTGATCTGATCGAAGCCATTGATCTGTATGCGCAGGTGCTGCATATGAGTAGCCCGGCGCAAATGACGAAAGCTACGGACGAACGGATGCGGATTTTGCGCGGCAGGGCACGGCCATCGTTAAATCACCCGCCATGCGCGGCTGAGGCCCGGTGATGGGCCGAGGCTCCAAGCACGGCCTGCACCGCGATGAATGGCAGCAGCGCCGCACCGAGTTCGTTGCACGCGGGCAAGACCTGCCACAGACCAAGCTGCTTGACATGGATGTCATAAGCATCCGGTCGGCACGCCGCCAGCGGTTGGCACTGCTGGC